GAGTTTAAACCACCAATTATATTTCCTGAACCTAGTTGTTCAAGGTCTAAATTAGCTGTAGCTCCAGACTGTTCAACATATATTTCATTATCAGCAGCAGATATACCTATTGATATAATAGCTACTAACATGGTTGTTATTATTTTATTCATATTCCCAATATCCTCTATCTATTCCTATGTGTATTATATTTAAAACTCCTGTCTCTATTGCCTTTTGCAAAGCTATAGATACAGATTCATTCTCAGCTACGCCTCCCTCTATCTCTACAAGTTCTGTGCCTTGTTCAATAAAACGAAATACATCCTGAGAAATACTTGTTGATAAAATACTTTTAGAAACTAATGTTTCTGTAAGTACTTCACCAGTAGATACTGAAACCAATCTTAACGATATAGTAACTGTATCTTCTCTATACTGTTTGCTATTACCTATTCCTAAGTATCTAGCACCAGCACCTCCAGATTTTAGATTTGCCTCATAGCTGACAACTCCACCCTGAAATAATAACCCTGCAAAAAGCAAGGGCTGTAACTTGTTATCTTCTTCAAACTCTTTACGAGTTGTTCTGATTAATTGTCTCTCTTTCGTAAGGTCATCAAGACCTACACGTTCCACCACTCTAAAAAAATTACCGTTTGCAGTATGTTTTAATGCCCTTATTAAGAACGCTTCAGGTGCTTGAGTAACAGCAGTACTGAATAACGCAAACGTACTATTACTTCTTCTTTGTCCTGTTAAGTCTTTAAAACTATTAGGATAAATAGCAATAGTAGGTTGTACCTTTGCAGCCGGTAAGTTTTGTAATTCTTCTGATTGTAAGTTTAAGGTTGTTGGAGATTGTATTTTTTTAGTTAATACTAAATCTGAGTTCTCGTTTAAAACTGCACAACTAGAAAGTGAAACTACCAATAGGCAAAGTAATAACTGTCGTGTTTCCATCTGCATCCGTTATTGTAAGGGTTATAAATTCACCATCGCTTACATAAGAAATGGTGTTACCTTCAAGACTTATAGTTCCTTCTGTACTTGGGTTCTCCCCAAATAAGTTTTCTACTAATTGCCTTGAAAGCTGTGCATAAATACGAGACTCTAAGTTCCTTATGAATCTTGCGAGTGTTGTGTTTTCTTTGTCTCTTTCTATCTGTTCTTGTAAAGCCTCAAGCTCTTCCTTAATACTCATCTTTCGATTGAACTCTTGGTTCTCTATAGTAAGATAGTGAGAGCTTGTATTGTTTCCGTTAAAGGATGGTGATTTAAATTTATGTACCATCTCATCTGCACTCAATACACTAACTAGTACTAGTGTAGAAAAGATAGCAAATATAATTAAAACCTGTGTAAATTTATTCATTAGTCTTTCCTCTGGTCATCCCTCTCTGCCTTTGCTATTTTATCTATTTCTATAAGGTTTGGTACACCTAATAAAGTTTTCAATAACACATCCTGTCTAATACTTTGATTATCCATAGCTCTTACTCTATCAATTAAGCTAACAATAATTCCATATTGACTATCAAGTTTAGTGGATACTCTCTCTTCCATTGTATCTAAACTTGCTTGTACCTTATCGTCTAAAGTATCAAGCTTGGTTTCCATGCCATCAATAATTCTATTTATAAGTTTCCATATAAAAAAACCTAGCCCTAACGCTGCTGCAATAGGAAAACCTACTTCGTTTATTAAACTTATGAATTCAGCCATTCTTCGTACCTAAAAAATTGTAATCTTTTAGAACACCAGAACCATCCACTATATATAGGATGAGTATAATCTTTAGCCTTGTCCATTAGTCTTTAGTGGAATTAGAAGCTCCAAAATAGAAGCTGATTACAGCACTAGCAAGACCACCTAGGTATCCGAGCACCAAATTTATCAAAGCCTCTGAGTTCTGTTCGGGGGGCTGGAGGGTCACTAAGAATATATATCCTAAGAAGCCACCTACTGTAGCTATACCCATTATACGAGCTGTCCAATCTTTACTAAACTTTCCTCTAGCATCTTGTGTATCTGCTACCTCAAGTTTAAATACATCGACTTCAAGCTCTTTCATCTGAACTTCAAAAGCTTGTTCAGCTTTCTTAAGCTCAAGCATTTGTTCAGGGGTAGCTTCTGCTACAGCTTTTTCAATAGCCTTTGGAGTATTAGGAACACCCAATACTTCAGCTATCATGTTGGCTGCCATGCCTCCCATTGGACCGCCTAATGCAGTACCAAGTGTAGGAGCTACTGCACCTACTACGTTTTTTAATATTCCACCTAGTTTCATTTTATACTCCTAATACCATGTCTTGTAATTCTTTACTGCGTCTACCTACTTGTCCGAACCATTTCGAGTCTTCCATTTGAGTAGACATCTCTTTCCAGTTTTGTTCTCTACAAGCCTTTAACATATTTTTAAATTTGGAAAGTCTGTTTGCCCCTAAGTTAAAACACATATTAACTAAGACGTGTTGTATGTCTTCAGGCAAGTTATAAAAATCTTCATCACTTCCAAAGACGTGTCTAGCCTCTTCCAAGTGTTTATGAAAGTCATCTTCGTAATACATGTCTACAACTTCTTGAGTTATAGGTGTACCTACTTCTAAATTATATTCGGGGTCTTGAGGCTGACATAAATGCCCTATGCCTAAAGTCTTATATCCTAAACTATCTTCGTAAATCTCTAACACTTCTCCTTCGTGTCTTTTGATTTGTTCCTTACATACATCTATGTTCATCCTAATAAATCCTCCATTTGGTCTGAATATGGTAAGCCTGTGTTAGGGTCTCTCCTATCAGCAGGGTCTTCTTTTGTATATGGTACTTTAAATTTTCCTTCAACTAATCCACCTGTAGAAAAAGTATCAACTCTAAGAGGAGGTTTGGTTTTTTCTTCTGTTTTCTTTTTTGTTTGTCTAGTTGTTATATCTATTTCTCTAGCTGCTTTTCTTATTTCTTTATAGCCTTCAGGATTAGTACTTTTTAATAATCCTATAGCTGGAACTTTATCTAAAGCTACAGTTAATAATCCTTCATAGTTAGAAAATAAATCAAAAATGTCATTAACTGCTGGACCTGTAAAGTTTTTTACAACTGCTGCAAATAAATTATCATAAGCTAAGTTTTGTTCAGCTCTATAAAATTGTTCGATTGGTCCTAACATACCTGTTCTAACTGCTGCCTTAAATACTTCATCACCCAACTCAGTTTCGCCTTTTTCTAAATCTTCTAAATTTTTACCGCCTGTTCTAAGTGTGTTACCAAACATAGCAATACTAATCATGGTAGTGCCTCCCATAATTACACTTGGAGTAGAATGAAGACTACCGCTTCTTACATCTTTACTTACTTCTCGTACTGCATTTTTTATGACTGTATTACTAAATGCTGTAGGAAATCCCATTAATCCAAAAGCCCATCTTGTTGAGGGCATAGAATGCCATAGTGGTTTTTGATTAGCTGCAGCAGTAGGATTCATAATAACCTCGTCTACATATCGTGCAGCACTAGGTAAAAAAGTTTCATCATAAAATTTACCTGAAGGTTTTCCTCCTTTTAAAAGCCACACTTTACCTTGATTAACATTTACACCTAGTTCCTTTAATTCATTTTCTAAACGTAAAGTTTTCTTTGCACTTAATCTTTTATTTGTAGCTAGTTCAAATAAATTTTCATACATTTTAGATTTAGCTACATTAAAACTGGTCATCTGCACAAATCGTGTCCAATCATGCAATAAATTTATTTTAAAAAATTTGTTTTGTGCTTGAGTAGCTCTTCTCCCAAACCCCTGTCCATACATAGCAAGTGACCTATCTTCTCCAGCTCTGTCAAGTGCTCTGTTAAATCTATTTAATTCTTTTAAAGCTTGAGGTCTGTTATCAGCAAGGTCTTTTTTAACAACATCATTCCACCACATGTTACGATATTTATTTCCAGACTCAAATAAAAGTCTAATACCACCATCGCCTAAATTTTCTTCTCCTTTACCTTTTTGAAAAAGTTTTTTACCTGCTCCTCTTACTAATGGTACAGCGACTTCTGATAAACTCGTTATTGTTGCTAGTGGTAAAAGTGCTAACTGATTACCTACAACAGCTATATCAGCTAGTCTTCTCATTGTAGCATTATCAATACCAGCAACTTGACCAGTTGTAACTAGATAAATATTTTCTAAACTTTTTATCTCTTTTGAAGTTAGTGGATTACCTTTATTTTTTAAATCGTCAGAAATAGGAACAATAAATCGTTCACCAAATTCTTTTAAATCTTCACCTAAATGGATTTTTCGTTGGACATACCCACCGGCTTGTTGAATATAATCATGTATTAAATTTTCTACATTATTATCTAAGTAATCACTAATTTTTGTTTCGTCTATATTAGTTAATTTCCTTTCTTTTGTTAATCCGGGAACTGCCTTAGAATAACCTACTTCTCTAGCTTGTCCTCTTCCTAATGTAACTAATTCAGTATAGCTTTTACCAACTATAGATGTAGGATTAATAATTTCTTCAAGTACTTCTTTGACTTCTTGGTTTGTTTTGAATCCTTCGGCTCGTTTTAATTCTTTAACTAAATTTCCTTCAATTCCATCATCTAAATTTTTAATTTCTTGTTTAACAGCATTATAGTCAAAGCCTCTAGGTAAATAATTTTTTATAAATCCTAACTTTAATCCAGAATTAACTCCGTCTTTCCGAATTCTACCAACAATATTCCTAATTTTACTACCAGCCAACGCTATTTCGTTTGTTGTTTTTTCAGTCATGTTAAAAGCTTTTTCTAAGGAAACTCTTTTACCATCAATGTCAACTGTTTTTCTACCTGTCCTTAAATAATAAGCCAATGCATCGTTTGTTTCATCAGCAATTCTTTGGTATTCTAATCTTGTTTGTTTAACACCAGCAGTCTTACCTCGTTTACTAAATGGTATTTTAAAAAATGCATCTCGTGAACCAATTTTAGGTATAGTAACTGTTCCTCTTTCTTTTAAGCTATTAACAATATCTTGAAACTCATCTCTAAATGCACCATTGTATGTATTAACATCTTCATAAAAAGAACGTTTAGATACTTCTTGTGCTACATCATAACCCTCACCTGACATACTTCTTCCAGTATCATATCTAAATTTTTTAATTAATTCAGCAAGTTGTTCATTTTCTTTCATTCTTTGAACAAAACGTGCAGTTGGTTTTTGAACAAATGCTCCTAACCTAGATATTTTAGGAGTTACTGCTTCAATAACATCATCTGACATTTGTATAGTTTTATCTATAATGTCACCTTTATAGTCTTCTCCACCATCAATTCTAGCTTGTCTACGTGAGTCCATCGATTTATTAAACTTAGAAATACTAGCACCAGCACCCCTCAAGCCTAAGGGAATAGCTGCAGTAATCGCACCCATAGCTGCTGCTTCTTTTAAATTAACTTGTTCTCTTCTGTCTGTATTAACATCTGTAGATTGTTTTGTAAAATTTGCAGTACTACCATATAAAAAACCTTCTCCTGTAGCAAACGCAGTCATCTGATTTGCAGTTAATGGATTTTTAATTTTCTGACCCGGAAGTTTTGCAACACCTTTAGCAACTCCTTTTGCTATTTCTTTATTAGCTACAGCTTTAAGTGTACCCTGTACAGCTTTACCTGCAGCTATACGAGCAGCAGCAGATGTACCGCCTGTCCAAGGAACAAGAAACATACTTGCTAACATAGTAGGGTCTGTTAATATTTCTTTAGTAACATTAGCACCAGCTTTTGCCCATTCTATTACTCCACCTACATCAGCATTATCAAACTTATTTCGTAAATATTGATAGTCTAATTTTTGTGAATCAGTAAATTTTTTACTAGCTGATACCATCTTACCAGCATCTAGTAAGTTATAATCAGCTCCTCTAAAGTAGCCGAATAAATCATCTACGTCTTCCCCTTCACCAACAGACATTAAAAATCTCTCTGCTGTTTCTTGAAACTTTTTATCGTTTCGTAAATCATCTAGAGTAAATTTCTTTTTACGAGTTACTGAAGTTTGAAAAGGTGTAGAAGATGAACGTCTATTGTAATCATTTAACGTTGGCATTTAAACCT